GTCTGGGATAAATCCTTCTTTGACTCCGGTCATTCCGTCTTTTTTCGCTTGTTCGACAGTGGCGGCAGTTGCAGCAATAATATCCGGAACAAGTTGTTTCTTCTTAATCATGTCCTGTGCGTCATTCGATGCCGCCTGAACCGATGTATCAGACCCAGGAGTTCCCGCGTCACGGTTCGCGGCACCTTCCAGAATAGAACCGCCACGTCCCATTAGGTAGTCAAACACCGGATACCGACAACAACTACACATCAAATTTGCCCCAATAAAAAGAGCGACAATCACGAGTAATACCAATTTGTAGTTCATTTTATCAATAATATACAATTATAATAAATAAATAGATTATATTCTTCCTAAACTATTCAATCATCAGGAGAAGGCATCCGGCTGGTTCTCTGACGTGTGATTTGTCGCGAAACAATACCTAACAAAATAAGTGGAATCGCAATCGTCAAAAAAACCGCGATGGCGGCAATCGCAAGAACCCAACCTACAAATGGAATATACCAAAGAACAATAATGACAATAATCATAATGATTAATATAATGACAACGAGTTCATATATCGAGCCAATTAGTGAATAAAATGACCATAAGGCCCCGACGAATGTTAATAAAAATGTTGCGAGAATACCTTTAATTTTCTCAAAGAAATCGACCATCTTAATCAGCATATTTTGAAGCGGAATAAGCACATTTTGAATCCGGTTAAGCACGGCTAGGAATATATTTTTGAGGGTGTCTCTCATGCGGTTGAACAACAAACGAAATCTCTCGATCACCTGTAGAATGTTTTTGAATACTCCCATGACGACGTTGAATATCACGTAGACCATACTCATCGGGCGATCAAATACACCTTTTGTCGTATTCGCACTACACTCCATAAAATTCTGTTTCGTATAATCCATCGGGCTTACTCCTTCTGGTGCGTTAATCCATCCAGCAAATGGCATAACATCTGGTCGGCAACGATATTCCGGCCAGTCACGTTTTACGTCCATTAGTTTGTTTTGTATTTGAAAATATGTCACAGCTGACATGAAAATAAAAATGACTACACATACCTTAATAATATCAATACCATAACGTCCCGAAAATGTGTTATCCCCGTATAAATAATTGAGACGGTCGATAATTGGCTGTTTCTTTAATCTTTCAAGCTTTTCATCGAGTTCGGTGTTCCCTTGTTTCGCATAATCTTGTAATGACGATAATATTGAATCACGCGCTGTGGTTTTAACTTTACTTAATACCTTATCACTTACGACTCGTGATATGATTCCTAAATCGATTAGATAACTATTTAATTTATTGAATATGGTAGTTACGACAGCTTCTGCCATCACTTTATCGTATATACAGATATATTTTAGATATATTTGTATATTACGGACTTTGTTCGTATATTACGGACTTTGTTCGTATATTACGGACTTATGACAAAAATGAGAGATTGCGGTTCAACTGATTCGGCATTCCATGACCAAACATCACCATATAAATAAGAACAAATGCCGCGATCACAATCGAGCGATCTTCTGCGACTAGAGCCGATTGATTTAATACAAAACGCATCACCATATAAATAACCGCGCCAATTATGGCGGCGTGAGCCAACATCATGAAACCTCGTTCGTAAGCCATTCTATGACTTGTTATATTATGTTACAATATTATAAATGTACTATCGTCCGAGAGAACGCACCATCTGTCCAAAAATACCACCCCATAAACTCTTCATCACCATTAAAGCACTCGACATCACAAACATCAACGTCGCAAAAATACCCGCCAACTTATTTACTAAATCTCTCATCGCAATAATAATACGTTGAAACCCGATTAGAATATTTGAGAATATGCCAAATATGTTTTTCACAACAAAAAGGATCTTGTCGCGCAACTTTCCGATGAATCCGCGAATATTTTCCGTGTCTTTCACGATTTTGGTGGCGACACTTCCTACCAACGAAATCACGTGATTCAACGGCATCATAAGATAATCCATATAACTGCTTTGAGTTGTCTGAATACACTGCATGAAGTTATCACCGACATCATGGCCGAATAATTTGGCAAACGGCATCACCGCTGGACTACACCGATAAAGCGGCCAATTATCCTTCACCTTTTTCATACCGATCGCTAAAATATTCGAAAGGTAGAGACCTAAAAATACAACAATAATTATGATTGAAAAAATGATATCTGTGGATTTCATTTAACTTGACTCCGAAATAACCGACGAGGTATGTCACGTCTTCAGTTATATTACACGCATATAATATATGTATTCGGCTTGCCGCCGCTCTACCGCGCCACCTCTGTCATCGTTATTCTTACGAAAATACCTTGCGCATCACTTTCTTCATATTATATGCGAACGTATCAATCAAAGAATTGCGCTGGCTGCGACGATGGCGATCGCGTGTATTTCGTTTACCGCTTCTCCTTCCGCCGCTTTGCGTAACATAAGCATCATTAATGCTATTGGATTGTGCTTGATTATGTAAGGCTGTAAATGTTGCGTTTTGTGCGCCGGCACACTGAGCCCCGCCGGTGCATGTTGAACCAACCTGCGGAATCGGAATTCTCTCGCCGGAGCCTCCTTTCTGGTCTTGTTGATGATACCGGCGCCCCTTATACGTGCGAATAAAAGACTGGTGTTTATATTCACGGCTTTTCTTTCCCTTACTGCCGCCGCGTTTTGTCACGCGTTGCTTACGACGCCCACCCGATAGTGTATTTACCGCGTTGAGCTCACTTTGTTGCGCCTTCACATTTTCCATCGTGGCTTGAGGTGTCGCAATATTCGCCGGAACTTGTATACTTGCCGCAGCATAACTCGGTGCTTGTGGTGCTTCTTGAACTTTAAGTGACATGACCATCTTATATCTATCTAGTCTTGATATATATAGACGCGAATAAAAATGGCGGTAAAATCGGTCGCATCGCGTTTGAAAGAAGTCTAAATACTATTTGCGTAGTATATACACGGACCGCACCGCACCGCATCGCCATGGACGACGAACAGCGTATTCACCTTCAAAAACTCATCGACGCAAATGGAACCGAAGATCATACTGAGGTTATCCGCCGCGTCAAGCATAGTTCGCAGATTTACACCGATGTAACAACCATGATAAAACTAAAGCATGAATACGGGCGTTTAGCCAAATCTAACCCCAAACAATTTGACGCGATTTGTGTGTCTCGATGCGGATTTCTCTTTAAGTTCTATACTGATTTATTCAACAAATTGAAAACAGGAGAAATCGACCTAAAACTTCTATTCCGCATGATACAAATCTTGCGAGAGATCGAGGATGGTAAATTGGACCAACATGAAGGGTCATTCGAAGTTGGTAAAATTTTGAAGAGTATTTACGTGGATAGTGCGCTGAAGCGGTCTGAGAATTTAGACGCAGAGCAGGCAAAGAAGGATAAGAAAACGGCGGCGAAAGCGGCGAAGACATCACGACCGGCTATTCCAGAGAAGAAGATGAGTTGGGCGGATTTCAAGGCTGCGACACAGGCCGGCTCAGCGGCAGCACCGGATTCATAAATACGATATATCCATTCAGGTAAGTCGCAAATGACACCCACGCAAGATATGGAACGAGTAAATACGCCGCGAGGCGGCTCACCGGATAAAATGCGCGGATATTAAGTGCGATGAACGCCAGCATTCCTAAAATCACCACGAAACTCAGATCTGGTCGCTGGAAACGAAAGAAAATTTGAGACCACGAGAGATTTAGAACCCACGCCGCGCAATAATAGAAAAAACCGATGGAACGGACACCGGCGCTAATGGTCGTAGTAGCGGAGAGAAATACGAGCCCAGACGCAATAATAAGGGCGTATAAAATCGTCCATGCGATTGGGAATACCCAATTGGGCGGGGTCAGGGGGGATTGATTGAGAGATTTATACCATCGGGTATCTGTCATGTCGGTAGAAATCGATGAAACAGATGTATTCATTTATGTCTAATAATATATATCATCACATATATATTATTACAATATATGCCAAGGAAAACACGTCGCGTTGGTAAAAAGAAGAAGAATACAACTCACAAGAAACGAAAATATGTGATACGCAAATATAAATTTTTACGAGGTGGGTTAGGCGAGAACGATTATGCGAAAATTGGTATAAACAATAAATTCAGTTTCGGTAATCCTGACAATCTAGACTACGAAAAAATAGAAGAATTCAAAAAATACGTCTTTGGTTCAGAAGAGCACGCACAAAAATGGGAAGAAATATTGCGTTTATGTTCCGACAAAGGAATACCTTTTTATATTCTAACAAGCGGCAATAAAGTCGGCATCATCAGAACACTTCAATTACTTGAACTCGAAGATTGTGTCACAGAAGTGTTATGTAATAACAGTAATAAACGGGCAAATCCTACAATTGAGAATCGCACCTTTGATAGAATGAATAAATATCAAATAATTGAACATATCATTCGTGTTACATCTACTGGACAACACGAATATAGAGGTATTTTTATTGATAATGACGAAAGAAATAAAGATGGTCACGAATTATGTCCAAATATAATATTTTTACACGCGAATGGCGTTAAAATACAAAAAAATATAGATTATGAACCAACAAGTTTTATGACTTATGTATTCGGATTATCCAGACATACAACACTTAATTATTTTTTTGATAAAGAAGTTATAAATCATATGTATATAAAAAATACAAATCTTGTCGACACACGAATATTAGATATTATAATTGAAAAGCTTAAAAGCGGTGAAACAAATATAATATTTGCTGATTTCGACGGAACGATGTCGCCATGGGGTGGGGCTTTACCGTTTGATTTACAAATTTTTAATATATATTTCAATCGTCAGTTTGGAGTTGTTGAGTCCCCCCTTTAGAGTTAGTATTCAAAATTTCACATACTCAATACATTATAATGTGTAATATCGATATGCTCCTCTGAAATCCCGAGTTCCTTGAAATATTCGACGCTTTCCTTTATACGCGCCATAAAATTATGTGCGCTACCTATCGTATTATAACTTGATTTCGTGTCACTATCAAATTCCGCATCCAACGATGAACAGTGGTCAAAGAATTCAAACCATAGTTCGCCAAGATCGAATGATTTGTATTCCACGGCGGCATCGGGGTCGTCGTCATCGTCCATACTAAAACCGTTTTTATATGCTGCGTATTCGTCATGCGCAACATATTCTTTCTTTCTACGCAGGCATGTTATATTCTCGTCCTTTCTCAACTCAGCAATCGTAGCAAGTTTTCCATTGAATTCATCTTCGCTCTTGATTCGCATAAGCACATCTAGGATACCTTTATCGAAGCATTCGTCGTGCTCGTCATAATCGACGGGTTTGTCGCGAATACCATAGATAAAAACACTATGCTTCTCGAATAATTTCTGAATAGTGTCGATTGTATTGAACTCCAGAGGAATACCCGCACTAACACCGAGTCGAATAAATACGGAAATGGACATCTTTAGATAATATATGAGAGATGTGTTTAAGCGGGGTGGTGACTGTTTCTAGATCCTTGAGTGAGGAGTGAGGAGTGAGGACTTAAATTTACATCCAACTAATTTTATGGTAAAAAAAGTGTAAAGTAACAAATTTTTTACACTTTTCACTTTTTATATTGAAACTTTTCAATTCAACTAAAAATGAGTCCTCACTCCTCACTCCTCACTCCTATTATTAAATCATACATAAAATATAATAAATAAACAACCACACGGTTATAACACGATAAGACAACCTATATTCAATATTAATTTTAACTCAGTGATGTTAAATATTCTGGTCTCACCTTTATTAGTATGTTTTCCCTTGTAAATACCCTTGAATTTCATATTAGTTAATCTAACCCCCAACTTACGACAATCAATGTCATATTTAATTCCATTTTCACTACACCAATTATTAAATAATTCATATATCTCCGAACCAAGTAATTCTATACTTTCTTTACCATCGTTCATATGTTCTCTGGTAAAACTTTCTAACCATTGTTCTATCGGAGATTTAGATAGTTCTTTTAAGTTACTTTGATATTCAGTTAGAGGGATCGGTATATCTTTGAATTTATCCATCCCTTCAATGCCCTTAAAATAATCATAACATGTTCTAATCACATCAATATCTTCTAAAAAATTGTGTATTTTTTCAAAATATATATAGTCTCCTTTTTTTTCATCACTTGACCGAATAATTAAATTACGGCGGTCGCCGTTGGTGGTGTTTATAGGTTCTTCTTTATTTGTTGTAGCAATAAATCGGTGATATGATTTTATTTTATATTGTGCAATACCTTTTTGGTTTATAGCGAGTGTATTATCAGTTATTAAACCCTTTATTTTACCTTCGGCTTCCATAGTATCTTTTTTAGATAATTCATTTAGATTCACTAGAAAACAATTACACATCATTCCGTTGAAATCTCCCCAAATATCACGACTAGGATTAGTTGTTTCAAAAACTTTATCAGACCCTAACATTTTTTCAAATAATTTAAATAAAGTTCCTTTACCTGCTCCTTCCCCGCTTATAAACGTGGGCATAATGGTTTTTATGTGTGGATATTGAATCATCTGAGCGATCCATTTAATAAAATAGACATAAACATTTTCATCGTGATTACAGAGGATCTTAATATGATGTAATATAATGTCTAGTTCAGTCTGTTTATGCGTATATGGTTCCATTAATAATTCCATAGCAAAAGGACGCCATAAATTAAAAATATTTTCGGGGCATTCTGCGGTATTAGGATAAATATCAATATCATCTTTTCGTCTAATATTATGTGTAAACCCGATCCATTTATTTATAAAAGGCAAACGATTACATCCAGTAAAAATACCTTTGTCATTATAAACAGGCACATCGTATGATAAATGCGAGTAAGACATTTTTAATTGAGCCTGTGTTAAAAATATAATATTGTTATTATCGTGTTTAACAAATAATGATTTATTAATGATTTTCAAATGAGTTTTTTCAAAATCAGCTGCGACATGTTCGAAACTATTTTCATTTTGATTACTCTTAACGGCAGGTTTAACTACAAAATCCTCTGGTATTTTTAATTCGGTATTATGTTCTTTATATGTCCATCTCATATTCAACCCATTCATTTTCTTTTCTACATAGTGTGTTATATCTTCTAGTAACCCGTTGTCTTTATAATAGTCCCCATAAACCATAAACCCATCAAACATTAATATTGCGATTTCAATACCCTTTTTATTCATAACGTGAATCGCGTGTTGTAAAATAATATTTTCATAATAGCAAATAATTCGATTAACAGCTGAACCTAATTTATTGTATGTTTTGTTTTCAGGCACCGAACTAACTAATTCCGTATATTCTTTTATCTTTACTAACTGTTTTTGGATTTGCTTAATTTCTATATCATATTTTTTAAATTCGGATGGTAATCCGTTGTTACGATTCACGGTGTCTTTATTTAAAGCGGTTAAATACATTATTTTACCAAGTTCTCTCGAGTCGAACTTCATAACACATTCTTCACGATGATTAATATAATATTCCAAATACGGACATGGTATATTGTGTAATTTACAAATATAACGAAGAATAACTGGATGGGCGTTGCACATATCAATATCAGTACCTACACCATCACGCATAAATAATCCTCTTATAGTAGAAGGCAGCCCTTGTAATGAACCACCTGAAAATAAACGCCCGGATACTCCTGTGGAATAAGAATAAATTCGCTTGGTAATGCCGTCAGTTTTCAAATTAGTTTCACAAAAATTTTGTAGGATGGAATATTTCGTTTTACACTCTTCTTTTGTATGCTTTTTATGTTTATTCAAACATAGCTCTACAAAGTCCGAATAAGACAATTGTGAAAGCCAATGAATTGGTTTAAGCGGTAGGCGTTCGGTGATTTCCATATTATAATATTACTAAAGATTATAATTTGAATATTTTGACTAAATTAACGGATTATTCCTAAATATATGATATTTTTTTGTTGTTTTAGAATCACCGTTTTCCAATTTTATAACAATTGAAGTGCCATTGAATAAATATTTTTGTTGTCGCAAAATACTTTTAACAATATTTAAATATGGTCTTTTACATTCAAAGTTTGGTTTGAAAGAAGATATCGTAGAACATGCGAAACACTTTTGAATATCATCTTTCATATTAAGTATAGCTGATTGTTTATCTTTGTCATCATCTAATTCAGATAACAAAAATGAATTATTCGCATCTAATTTCAATATATCAATAATTTTCTTACATATTTCTTCACGCTGTATTTTATATTTTTCGCAAAGTTTTACTCGCATATCTTATATAGGTTGATATAAAACTCTTTAATTTATTATATTACACACAAAATCGTAAATCAAAACAAGTATAAAATTGAATGCGTATTTTGTATATGATTATACAACATACACATCGAATCAATTGATGCCTCCTAAATTCAAAATCAAGCATTATGCCGCCGCCGTCGCTACTCGCCCTGCCCCTGCTTCTGCGGCTCGCCCCCGCGGCACAGGTCGCACGCTCGTCATCGTGGAATCCCCCGCCAAGTGTCAGAAAATCGAGTCCTACCTCGGGAAAGATAAATACATGTGTCTCGCCAGTTTCGGACATATCCGAGAGATTGCCGACGGTCTTAAATCCATCGATGTTGATCGTGATTTCGCCATTAAGTTCGCAATCATGTCATCGAAACACGCCCAGGTCGCAAAACTCCGCACAGCCATCGCCGAAGCCGCCGAAGTCATCCTCGCCACTGACGACGACCGTGAAGGCGAGGCTATCGCATGGCACCTCTGTCAAGTCTTCCATCTCTCGGTAGAAACCACCAAACGCATCGTTTTCCATGAAATCACAGAACCCGCGCTAAAAGCCGCCGTCGCCGCGCCCCGCACGATTGATATGTCCTTGGTATTAGCCCAGCAGGCACGTCAAGTGCTTGACCTCATCGTCGGGTATAAAATATCTCCAGTATTATGGACGTATGTCGCACATACAAATCTCTCGGCAGGTCGTTGTCAGACTCCGGCGTTGCGTCTCATCTACGAGAATTACAAAGAGATCGAAGCGTCTACAGCGACCATGGTTTATACGGTCTCTGGAATCTTCACCAAACTCAATCTTACATTCCATCTCTCGAGAGAAATCGAATCATCCGCCGCGGATTCTTCCGGTGAAGAATCTCTCGAGCTCTTCATCCGTGAAACAGCCGCGGCACCTGATGCGGGATTCCGAGCGACCGTGGGCGCACCCAAGAAGGCAACCAAGGCACCACCATCGCCTTATTCTACCAGCACGCTTCAGCAAGCGGCAAGTAATGAACTTCATCTCTCGCCGAAGGATACCATGTCCGTGGCACAGAAATTATATGAGCAAGGATATATCACGTATATGCGAACTGATAGTAAGGTATATTCGGCGGAATTCGTAGCGAATGCCCGCGATTATATTCTCAAACGGTTCGGGATGGAAGGTAATTTGACAGATGATCTTCTTCTCGGAAATCTCTCGGCGACGAAAGGCACAGCCGCTCATGAAGCCATCCGACCCACCGATATCTCTCGAACATTACTTCCTCAATCTTGTCATCCGAGAGAACATCGCCTCTATTCTATGATTCATCGGAATACACTCGAGAGTTTAATGGCGGCGGCGATATGTCAAACAATCACGATGGCGATCACTTCGCCTGTCGCAGTCGTGTCGGTGTCAGGAACATCGACGTCATGTGAATACCGTTACACCGCCGAACAAGTGATTAAGCCGGGTTGGAAGCTTGTAGCTGGTGGCTATGACAAAGAAGCGAGAGAATACTCCTATTTTGCGTCTCTCACCGCCGCATCCGCCGCATCGACCGCGCACATAATGCCTTTCAAACGTATCATGACCAAATGTTCTCTCCGAAATTCGAAATCACATTATACTGAATCGGGTCTCGTCCAGATGCTCGAGAGAATGGGGATAGGTCGCCCGTCTACATTCTCGTCACTCGTGGATAAAATTCAAGAACGCGGATATGTGAAACTTCAGGATGTGTGTGGTGAATCTCTCGAATGTCAGGAGTTTGTAATAACAAAGAAGACTGATTCGGCTGCCGCCTCAGTAGAATCAAAAACGGAAGTTCGAGAGATTGGCGGAGAATCGCGAAAACTCGTCATCCAGCCTCTCGGTATTATAGTGATTGAATTCCTCCTCACGCATTTCGCGCCCCTCTTCGACTACGAGTTCACAAAGAATATGGAAAATCAGCTGGATGAAATCGCAACAGGCGGAATGATATGGCATGAACTCTGTTATAAATGCTGGTTTGATGTAACGACGCAATTACAAGAACTGAAAGAGCGCGGAGTGATCAAAGAAGAAATTCAGATCGATGACCGGCATTCGTATATCATGGGGAAGAATGGACCGGTGATCAGATGTCGCGTCGCAGATGCCGAGAGCGACGACGGGAGCGACGACACGGACGAAACCGACAAAGAAGCCGAGTCCGACACGACCCCTAAATCAGCGAAAAAGAAACCGAAATTTATATTTAAAAGTGTGCGTCCAAACCTAGAGTATGCGAAGATCCAGCGCGGAGAGTATTCTCTCGCATATATGCTGGGCGAAGCGGACGTAAACGAAGGCGGAGCCGAAAGCGGAATAGTAGCTGTCGCCGCGGCTGCTCCTACCCCTGTCTCGATCGCTGGAGGCGGACGCATGATGGGTCAGTATCAAGGTCAAGACGTTATCATTAAGAATGGAAAATATGGAGCGTATATTGTGTGGGGAAGCATGAATCTCTCGTTGAAGCCATTATTAGGCGGCGATGGTCGTGGCCGAGGTGGCGGCGGAAAAACAGAATTTGACCTATCATTACAAGACGTGATTGCGTTTATTGAAAAATCTTCTGGAGGCGCTGCTGGAGACAGCGAAGAGGGCACCGGCACGACGACCGCACCTTACCAAGGACAAATCATGCGCACGATCGACGAAAATACAACAATACGATATGGAAGATATGGACCGTATATCTTTCATAAAACGGCGAAAATGTCGAAACCCGCGTTTGTTGCACTAAAAGGGTTCGCGGAAAAACACGGGAATTATATGACATGCGATGCGGGGGTGTTACATGAGTGGATCACCGCGACGGCAGAAGCACCGGCGAAACCGAAACCGAAGTTTGGGTATTTCAAGAAAAAGTAATCGTTCCTTAATATGTACGGCGGGTGGTGCGGGACTTGC